CTAGGCACCATATTATAATCCTCGTCCATTGGACGGGGATTTTTCTTTTTGCATTTTCTGTATTTAAAATCAATCGCTTATGAACTTGTTTAGCTATAAATTCTAAGTTTATTCTTTAACCTGTATTGCTATTTTTTATCTAATTTTATATATTTTTATCTGCTGACTGCACCAAAACTGCACCACTTTTTGCAGCACTGCACCAGCTAAATATAAGGGTAAAAAAATGGCTACTATACATAAGCGTGGCAATAAATGGCGTGCGCAAGTTTATGACAATGGCGGGCGCAGATCTAAATCTTTCAACACCAAAGGCGAGGCAACGCAATGGGCTTTGGAAGAAGAGAGAAAATTAGACCTACAAAAGAAAGGATTACAACCTGAAACGCTACTATCGGATGTTATCGAACGGTATTTGAAAGAAATTACACCAACTAAACGAGGCGTGCGGCACGAAACTTTAAGGCTTAATAGGTTTATGCAACACCCTATTTGCAGTAAATATATAGGCGATGTTACAAGAAAAGATTTTGAATTATGGATTGCCGAAAGGGAAAAATCGGTTAGCGGTGAAAGTATTAGGCGAGAACTATCCACTATCAAGCATATTTTTACCGTTGCGGTTGAGCGTTGGGATTATATTGAAAGAAACCCTACCGCCGGGCTTGTTTTACCAAAAGGAAGTCCACCAAGAACGCAGCGATATTCTGATGAAGAAATAGAACGACTGCTCTATGTTAGCAGCTATCACGATACATTAAAGACGGTTAGAGCAAGAACTGGTGCAGCGATGCTATTTGCCATCGAAACGGCAATGCGAGCCGGTGAAATTTGTGGGCTAACTTGGGATAATGTTGATTTTGAGGATAGAACTGCATATTTGCCGATAACGAAAAATGGCTCTGCTCGAAGAGTACCTTTATCGAAAAAGGCTATTGCAATTTTAGAAAGGTTAAAAGAAGAAGTTGGCAATACTGGAACGTGCTTTCAAATTGAATCAAAGTCACTTGATGCAACATTTAGAAAATTAAAAAAAATGGCGATGTGCGAGCATTTGCATTTTCATGATACCAGAAGAGAGGCGCTAACTAGATTAGCGAAAAAAGTTGATGTAATGACTTTAGCTAAAATCTCAGGCCATAAAGACATCAGAATCTTGCAAAACGTTTACTATGCGCCTAATATGAAAGATATTGCTGGATTATTAGATTAAAATTTAAAGAAAGATTAAAGAGCGGCAAAATTAACCGCTCTTTTTATTTAGAATGTTCTTGGCGTAAACATAGTTGATTTATACTGATTTTGTTTCGCCGCCCATTCTTTTGCATCTTCTGATGCTCTTGCAAAATTCTGACGAGAAACTTCTTCTCGTTTTTCTCTTGCAATTTGAGCCGCTTGTTGCGGTGAAATACTGTTTACATCAACCATATTTCTTACCGGCGCTGCAACGGAAGATACTGTTGCTTTAACTTCTTTTACAACCTCTTTCGGTTTAGGATCGTATAAATCCATATCGCCACCACTTGTCATGTATAAAGCTCGCCCCATTCTGTCGCCGCCTTTAAACGCCGAAACAACTGACGGATCTTTTAAGTAGTTATCCCTTTCTGCTGCAAGGCGGTCAATTCGTTGAATTAAAGCATCTCTTTGTGCCTTATCTTCCGTTACCGCTAATTTTTCTTGCAACGAGCCTAATTGAGTATCATAAACACCAAGAACCTGAACCGCACCAGTTAAATTCTTTTGAGCCTCTTTTAAACTAGCACTAGAGCCACCGCCGCCAGATGCTCTAGCGTATCTAGCTTTAATTTGAGCGATTGCGGCTGCCTCTGATATGTTATTGCGGCTTTTGTGATCTTCTATCTCAAAATCGTGTTTGAGTTTTTTATCAAGCTGTTCGCTATCAAATGCTCGCTGCTTATCTGCCTCTTTTTCTCGCCAGTTTAATGTTTTGTCAAGCTCTTCATTTTTCCAGCCTTGCTCTACGTTTTTTATAACGCCAGTGCCAAATCCTTGAGCCATTGCGGCTAAAATGCCACCTAATCCCATATTACACCCCTTGTTGCATTGATTGAGGTTTATTGCCTTGCATTTGTGATTGGCGTTGATTTTCAAGCTCAGATACCTTGCCAATCATATCAACATATTGCTGCTCTTCTTCAGGCGGTAAAATACCATTTGTCGCCTCGCCAAATTGATCTAACGCATCCATTAAAATGTCGATAATGATGTCATCAATCTGATCTTCAGGTACACCAATTTGTTGCAATAATTGCATTGTTAAATCTTTTGCGACTTGCATCATTACTTGAGGCGGGATTGTTTTGCCATTTTGTTGAGCGGCTTGAATATTTGCGATCATCGCCGTTGCAACTAAATCCGCAACGCCTTTTTCAACGCCTTTTTGCTCAATTCGCTCTTGTGCAACGTTAGCGATAGCATTAACGGAATTTTCCATTACCATGTTATACATCTGAGCTTTGCCGCCTTGTTGCTCTTGATTTTGCATCATGTCGCCAGGCTGACTTTGAGGCATAACATCTTGATTGCCACCTTGAGTTTGTTGAACCATTGAATCTAAAATACCCATTATGCGTTCCTTATATTACTGAAATGTTATTCCACAAATTGACTAATTGAGGGATGCTGTAATCTTCCTCATCTTTGTATTGACCATTTGCCGCTTTCGCTCTTTGCTGCATAGTGCCTAAAATGCCTTGCCCCGTATATTCAGTATTGCCGGCAATTTTTCGCATTTGCTCCCAATCTTTCATCGCTTGCGCTTTTTTAGCTTTATCTTCAATAATCATTTCGTTCAGAACAGGAGAATTAACTTTATCGGCCGCATGCTGCATCGCTGAATTATAACGAGAATTATCGGCAATAACCTTAGCCGCCGTGCCAATAGGAGCTGTACCAACTCCACCAGTTGCAGCCCCACCAACAAACCCAAGAGCGGTTGCCCCCCAGCCTTTGAGCTTAGAACCCCAACTATCCATATCTTCACTAAAAGCATCCTTGACTTTTTGCGATTCTGTTTGATATACGGCTTTTTGCCCTGGTGTCATTTTCCCAAGAATGTCCCCCTCTTTGTTTAATAAGGTGTCAGCAGCCGTACCGGCTTTTGTTAATCCTAATTGCGCTCCCGCGGATGCGATAGCTTCAGCCATAGAAGTTGGTTCAAGCGTTGAACCAACTATTGATGAAACAACGCTACCAATAGCATTACCCTTATGCTCTCTAGAAAGACTTTCGCCGGCATAATGATGAGCTATATCCCTAATTCTATCCTTTGGTGTGAGCGCATTGATATTATCCCAATCCTGTCTAGCAGAATAAGGAGCATTTTTTGTCACATCACGACCGAATAAGCCGTTAGTTAAACTTCTTTTATTGCCACTAACCGCACTGGATGCGGCTGCATTGCTTTGATAATGCGTGCCGATGCTTTGACTAATCGCACTTCTACCACCAAAACCAGTATTAACAGGATTGCTTATGCTTTGATTTACATCATTACTCTTACCTCTACTAGCAAGATGCTTATCCATCCTATCTCTTGTGCTTTCGTAGTTATCACTGCTTTCATGCTCTTGCCAACCGCCTCGGCTATCATTAGCACGCTCATAGCCAGCTCGCTCCATGCTTTCACCGAAACTATCGCTAATTGAGTTGCTTTCTTTATTAGACTTTGCCATAGTTAAATGCCTTTATTCTTACTATCCATTTTCTTTTTCATTTCAGTCAAAATTCCGCCATTTGCTAATCCTGGCGAGTTATCAACCGTCAAGCTGTTGTAAGAAATATCAACATCCGGCACTGCTGAATACTGAGATTTTAGAGCATCTTGCATATTCAATAGCTCTCGTTGCTGTTTCATTAAATCCTTGTTTTGTTCTTTTTGAGCAAAATAAGAACCAACACCAAGTAACGTATTCCCCAATAGGTTTGTCGCCTCTTTGTTACTTTCCATCCACTTGCTTGCGGAGCTTGCTGCATCACCCAACCACGATGCTGCACCACTAACCGCATTCCAAGCGCTATCCCAAAATGAACCACTTGCCATAAATTTGCTCCTTATTTAATGCTTACTGACGGTACACCAAGACTAGGGAAAGACGACCAGTTTTGTTTGGTTGTTGGAATCCCTTGCATGAATTTAGATACAAAGTTAATTTCTGAATCTCGGCTAGATTTTAAAGTGCTGATAGCCTTTTCTTTATCTGCCGCTTTCATATTTGTGTTGTTTAAAATACCAGCAATTTGAGCATCAAAGTTATTTGCAATTTGCATTGTAAAGTCGATTGATTTACCGATAGTGTTTGCTGCAACTTGCGCATTTAAATTTCGCATTTCATTCTGATGATTTAGATTAGCTAATTCACGTTGATTCGCTCTATCTAACGCATTTTGAGATGCCGTGAAGTTGTATTGAGCTTGATTTAAACGACTTTGATTATTGTAATTCAAGTCAGATTGCAGTTTGGTTAAACCGATTTGATGTGATCTATCCAGCCCAGCTTGCGATGCAGCAAAATCATTTTGAGCTTTGTTTAATCTGCTCTGATTATTAAAACTTAAATCCGCTTGTAGTTGAGCTAATCCACGCTGATGACCACGATCTAAATCCGCTTGCGATGCGGCAAATTTATTTTGCTCTTGATTTAAGCGACTTTGATTGCTGTAATTTAAATCAGCCTGTAATTTTGCCAATCCCTTTTGATGCTCTCGATCAAGCCCGGCTTGCGATGCTGCAAATTGATGTTGAGTATCTTGAGCTGCGATTGGAATAGCTGCATCAATCATTGCTCGTTGAGCCGCCTCTGCGCCAACTGTGGAATTTTGTAATCCACGATTAGCAGCAACTCTTTCGCCTTTTGCGGCCGCACTTCTCATTAGCAAAGAATTACTGTTTAAGATATTCGCAACATTTCCAGCCATAGTGCCGGAATTATCTTTTTCCGGAGTTGGTGGAACTGTCGGAGCTTGCGGCTGCTTTCTGTTTAATGTACCGCTCATTGTGCCTAGAATTGACATTTAACCCCCTAAAAATAAAGGCCGCTTATTTAGCGACCTCTTGTTGGAAATCTTCCGTGTACTGTCTGCGATATACCTCGCTAAAATACGCCACTTTGCAATGATTGCGATCAAAGAATAATCCGTTGATCAACCTGTGAATCGCAATCCAGCGCTTTCTTGGATGTTCTGTTACTACCGCACAACGATAAGCACGACTTGATAATGTTTCGTCTGCCGCTCCACCTGTTAAGGCATTGAATAGCTGGTCAATAGCGATTAAATTGTGATATGCGTAGAGCCTTAATTTGCTTGGAATTTCCATTCTTTAATTTCCTTTTCAAGTGTAGTGAGTTCTTCTATGTTTTTTGTTGCCAGCAATCGATCTTCAAACGCCTGTCTTTGCCCGATAATCACGCCAACAGCAAGGGCGAATTGTTCTGATTTTTCAAGAACCTTTTGTACCAGCACATCAAAGGGAATGCCTCGAATCCGTGCAATTTGTTTAAGCATTGGAGTTTCAGAATTTTTATCAGTACGCCATGCTAAAGCCTCTTTTTCTTGTCGGTAAAAGCTATCAATTTCTGTCTGTGGATAGCCAGCAAGTAGTTCTGATTTTATATCATCGGCTTTATTTGCTAGTTTTCTGATAAGACTATCTTTTCTTTCATTAAAAAGCTCTATCTGCTTTTCATTTGATACAATCCATTCACTACCATTCCAAATGTATTCTTCGCCTGGCATCGGCGGAGTGAGCGATAATTTATTGTTGCTATCAACGATAATTTTTCGACCATGAGAGCGCCCATCAATTAATGCTTGATAGTCTTTCTCGGCCACAGGAATTGCGCCAGTGGGGATTTGATTAATCCCTTCAACAAAAAACGATTCTGTTGTTTTATCAAAAAAGTAATCCATCTCTTATCGTCCTATTGCAAACATGTTAAATGTGACAAGGTGTGGCAAGTTGTCATAAAGAGAAAATCCTGTATTAGTGTAAGAAGATGCAAAAGAGTTAATATTACTATCTCTAAGTTTCACTATAACCATGTAAGGTATTTGATTAAATGATATAGGGAATTTAAATTCTCCACCTTGTCCAGACGAAAAAGAACCCCACTGCAAAATCAACCCGTTTGGCAGCTTAGTCCAACCGTTACTTGAGAGGCTACCACTAAACTGATTTCTAAACCATTTAGCAGTGATCGCCTTGTCGCCATTTTCTTCTGCTCCAGGCTCTGTAATAAATACTTCTTTTAGCTTTTGACTTTGCGTACCAAGACTATTACGATTGTCTGCTACTGGGTAAAATCTATGTGATTCATCAAATCGCCAACTTGATCCCCCCCCCATGACAACTGTCATGAATTTGCCGCTGTAAGAGTATCGCAATCCACCCTTGAATACACCACCTTGCTCAAAATCAAGATTGCCAGCATTATTCCCGTCCAAGTGAATGCTTGCTGTTTGACTGCTTTCTACAAGGAACCCATTCGTGGTTTTTGAGCGGCCAGAACCAGCGTCCCCTTTAACTCTTAAATGTAAGTCTGCAAGCGGTGCTTTGTCTAATGGCATGTGAAATCCAATTCGGCCAGCTAACAAATCACCAGTTACAACATCAGCAATCGAAAGGAGGTTGTTTACTTCGTTTGATCGATCAGATGCATTACTGCCAATAAGCACGCTATTATTGATTCTCGCCGCACCTGCTCCAGCATTGAATCCAATAACAACTGCATTATTTATATCCTCCGCTAATGCGCCAGCTAGAGACCCTACTATAACGCTATTATTTGATTTCTTAGCTTGCCACCCAGCCGTATGACCAATGAATGTATTATGTCTTGATGTGTTGGCATCCTTATTTTGCGATAAACTCCAAAATATTGTTGCTTTACCGCCGCCGTCGCCATCATACGGGCATTCAAAAGTAACAGTATTATTTGTTACCTCAACTACTTTTTGTCGCCACGCATGCCAGTGAGGAGGTTGCGGAAATGCTGGACCGCTATCCCATCTAATATATGCCGTACTTCCAACAATGCATTTGTGATCAGGAATAGTAACAGTTAATTGATTACCTTGTTTCGTGTAATCAACTTGCAACCCTTTATCGCCTTGACCGTAAATGGTTTTTACAAAACCATCCCAGCCAACATCAATTTCAAGATTCATCCCTGTGCGGAAACCTAGCAATGTATTTGCATCACCAGTTTTTAGATGTGTCCCTGATTGACCGCCTAGGGTTGTCGAGAATTGTCCGTTGTAATATAAAAGGGAGTTATAACCAATAGCGGTAATTTTCGCATTTTCTTGCGAGTTCCCGATCTGCGTTTCTACATCTTTCTTCCAGCCGTTTGTATTCTCACCACTTAATGCTCCAGCGCCAATGGCCACACAATCACCGGCAAGCTGTAAACCGCAAGCAGCATTTCGACCGATTGCAACATTACGAGTGCCATTTGTTAAAAACTGTAAAGCATTGCCACCGATTGCGATATTTCGGCTCCCCTTACCTGCCTTGTAGTATTCAGAACCGCTTGATTGTATGTTTTCTAACGCAGTTTCCCCGATTGCGATATTTGAATATGAATTAACAGCTTTGTTCAGTGCGTTGCCACCGATTGCAATCGTCTGACCAGCTCCAACGGCATTTGCTAGAGAGCCTCGACCGATTGCAACAACACTTTCCGGTACGTTGAATTGATCAGTGGTTTTCTTGTAAGTTGGATTTAACTTATTCCCACCATAAACCCTTGTGACTCCATGTAAAAATGCAACTTCATCAGATTGTTCTTTGTCACCAAAATCGTTAGGAGATAAAATTTCACTAGCTCGTTTCCAACGATTACCGCCTGTTGTTACAATAACCGTGCCACCATTATCAGGAGTCGTTTTATCGACCATATCAGCTATAAATATGCCGCCGCCGGTCTTGCCATTATAATGATAGCTTTTAACATTTATTAATTGCCCATTATTCTCTGGCTCTAGGTTGGTTAAGTGAGATACTGCCTCAATATATTGATCTTTGACTTTATCCCAAACGGATTTCACGACCCCTATTGTTGCGGCCTCTGTATGACTATCTGAGTATAAGTCGGCAGATAAAGTGGTTACACCAACATCGCCATCGACACTAGCTCGCGGAACTTCTAAAACATCTTCATAGTAAACCTTTCCACCGGCGATATTTCTCGCTTTGTCAGCAGATCTAGCCGCCTCTTCTGCTTTTTGAGTTGCAATTTCTGCATTGCTTTTAGCGGAGCTTTCTGCTGTTGCTAAAATTTCAGCCGATTTAGCGGCTTTTGTTGCATAATGAAAAGCAGAAAACTTGTCATCAACAACTGGCTCGTCAATTGGATTTGCAGCCCATTTTTTAGCCATTGTTTCAGACTGATTAGCCGATTGTTGGCTAGTTAATGCAGCGCTAGCGGATTGAGTTGCGGAATCGCTTTTTTCGATTACTATTTCTGTTTTTTCTGATACCGTTTTAGTATTAGCATCTACTTGTTGAGCCTTTTCTGTAACATCCTTTCTTGATTCGGCAACGCTATCTTCTGCCTCTGTTAGCATCCCATACGTTACAGGGTGCATTGGATCGGTAGGCGTTGGAATGATTGGACTTACCGCAAAACCCTTACCATCATCACGCATTTCAGGAATACGATCAAAGCTAGATTGAATTGCATCGAACTCGTCTGACACTGCTTGCCCGTCTGCTTTTGTGTACGGTGCGAATTGGTGCGTTCTGTTATACCAACTCTTTTTAGACACGATAATTCCTCCGTGTAATGTAATTTAGAATAAGCCCGCTTATTTCAAATTGCGGTGAGTATATGGATGATCCAGCGAATGAAAGCGAGATATTTCTGCTGTAACCGGATAGGTAAAGGGTAGGTGTTGAATAATCCTCTGCTGACCATAAAAAATCATTCCAAAGTGAATCATTCCAGCGACCGCCACCACCGGCGATCTCTAAATTTTTATTGATTGGCGAAGAATGATAATTTGAATTGTAGTCAAGATCGAAACGGTAATTTAACACCGCTCTTCCGTCAGTCGTTGCTTGCAACTCTGCACTATGCCAACTTTTAATTAGCGTAGGCGAACCACAATGATTGAAAGCCATCTTTACAACCCAATCAATAGGCTTGCCAGCAAATGAAAAGCATTTATCAGACTGTCTGTAAACCTTACCATCGCCAAATGCTAGATAAACATAATTAGGCGATTGCCAAAGTCCAGATAGTTTTTCAGGGTAGGTGAAAAATGTACTTCTTGTCGTTCCGTCAGGTTGCAGCATTAAACACAAGTGTTTATCACGTTCGGAGTAGAATCTAACTTGGTTAGACTTGGATTTAACAGACGAGAATATAACGTTGTAATTAAGTTTGTCGAAACCTAATTTTCGGTTTGCATCTAACTCGCTTAATCTAAAATCACCAAACTGCTCGGATTGATCTATGCGGGTAATACCATTTTTACCGATGGCGACAGGAATAAATGTAGATTGCAACGTTCCAGGATTAATCCCCACGGAAGAAATATCTTTTATCGCCCAATCATCACGACCAGAACCATACAGACCAGATATTTTATTTCTACATCCAACAATTAACACGCCGCCAGTTGCGCTTGAGATAGCTGTTATTTCATCACCTAACCCAAACTGTTCCGAACCTAGCAACACAGACCAGCTATTAGGATGCCCGACCAGCGAATGACCTAATTGACCACCTGGAAATGATGCAAATAAATGATTTTTGTGTGCGCAAATATACTGAGGATTTTCATTGTTCACTAATATTGGAATAATAGATCCGTCAGGGTGAACCTCGATAATCTGTTCGCCATTGCAACCGTAGGCATAATAAGTATTAGAACCACCATAAAAATTATGGTAGATAAATTGCCAGCTTTTACCCTTGCTTAACGTAACCTTTTCGCAACTTTCAACTGTTGCAGCAACTACATCATTTATCTGTAAAGAGCTGCCAGGATTTAAGGATTGATTTGAAACAACATACCCAGCTTTATTATCAGGAGCTAATGCAACGGAAATTACCTTGCCTTTTATTCCACCGCTATTAAACTCTGAATTAGTTAGGATGTTTTCCGGCTTTTCGATATTTTTAAGCTTGATCAAATAAGTTGTTGGAGTTGCAGTCCAGCCGTTATTAGAGCTAATAAAAACACCGCAACTATCGGCATTATCACGAAAGGCAATAATCTCGCCGTCCAACTCTACAACGCCACGAATAACATCATTTCCTGGAACTGCCGCCACTGAATCAATGCCTAATTTAAACGCAATGCCTCTATAATTTAAGTCATCACGAAAATCACCATCAACTGAGCTATTCACATAATTGGCGGTAAAATCAATACCATCAACCGAAAAGCTATCTTTATTAATGAAATTGCCAGGTTTTAAAAAGGCGACAATAAAAGCATTATCTAAAACATCAACAACCCTATATTGTTTGCCTTTATGGGTAAAATCCTTATTACGGAAACGCTCTTTATTCTCAATATCGCCAACAGACAACACGGAATAAGCCATTTCAGACGGGATAGTGCGCCCATCTATGCACTCATAACCCTCAATACGAGAAAATCCACCACCATAGATAGGCTGCACATTTAGCGCACTAATCGCCTCACTGTTGGCTTTTGCGATTGGAGGAGTTGATAGATCCATCCCACCGCTAATTGCAACAAATTGCGATTGATTTCTTGGTAATTGTGCCATTTATCTGCCTAATGTTGGGACTGGTAAGAATTGAGTGCAAAGTAAGTGCAAATATTTATCCCATTCACTCTGCCCGCGCATAACTAACTCTTGTGCATTTTGAGATAGCGCTCTGCCTTGCATTGCATAATAAACAATAGCCACATGGTATTTTTCGGGGATAAAAGGCGTATCGGAACTATTCTCTAAAACTTGAGGATTTTTAGTACTAAACCCATCACCCCAAAACGAACTTCCCCATTCACGTAGTGACTGGATTTCTAACCACGATTCACGAATTGCCTCAACATACTCTAAACTTCTTCCCGTTTGATTAGTTACACTATACGGGCCTTCGCCTGTATCGTTCATTTCTCGGCGTAAGCGTTGAGCAAGTTTGAGGTAATTCATTACGCATCACCCAATACAGTGATAGAGAATCGAGGTGCAAAAAATTCGCTTAATGAACCATCTTTGTTTTGATTAAAACGAACTTCGCCAGATTTAGCTAATAATAAGTAAGCTGGCTCTGGAATCGCTACTTCTTCACCACGCTTAATTAACGCATCCCAATCACCAATGCTTACATAAACATCGCTATTGTCGGTTTCGCTAGGCGCAATAACAATCTTAACTCGCTTATGAGATAACAATGGTAAATCGCCTTTTGTTTCGCTATTTGCTTGCGTTGATGAATCATTACGAATAAGACCGTTAGCATTTTCAAAATCAATGATTGCTTGAACTAAATCTTCTTTCTTGCCATCTTTCTCAATACCACAGTTATCACGCAAATGGACTACCAATTCGTCCTTTGTCGCTTTCTTTAAATCAATAAATGGATAAGCCATATTTTTTCCCCTAAAAGAATAAAGCCCTCATTACGAGGGCTTTAGTGTTACAGATTAAAGTTTTGTCGCTGCCACTTCTAAACGAACCAACCAAGCATCGTTAAGGATTTTGCCAGCCCACCAGGTTTTCCAACCAACCGAACCAGTTTGACCTAACTCATCGCCTTTCTCTGCTTTACCAGGATTGCGCACAAGAATTTCTGCTGCATCTTTACCTTTTAATGGGCAAGTTGCGTAAGCGTCTTGACCAAACACTGCGATTTTATACACATCAGCTTTAGAGCCAGCTGTTGATAATACTTTGCCGCCTGGCGCACCACCCTTATCAATCTCAGGTGCGAATAAAGGCGAGGTAATAAAGCGCACGTTTTCGATTGTGCCGAGCTCTTGCGGAACGATTGGTTGGCGAGAGCCATATTCTGCGACTGGAGTAAATCCTGGTAAGCTGCGAATATCAGCCTCTAAGTCAGTATGACATACCGCAATGTATGCAGCCTCAATCGGTTTAGTGCCGTATTTGATAGATCCATCAAGAATTGATGTTTTCTTTTTAGCGCGGTTACGTTGTAACTTACGAACTGCTGCACGAATATGCTCTAATTTAACTGGCGTATTCACATCGTTGCTAGAAGTACCGTTAGTGAAAATAACGTTTGTACCGCCGCTAATTGCGCCCCAAGCTAAAAGCTCAGTTGTTTCAGCAGCTTGTTCACCAGAAAGCATTACTGTATCGCTTAACACTTGATCCTCATGGGTATCTTGAATTACATCTGTAATTTCAACCCAAGCGCCATATTGCTTTAACTGCACTTCCACATCTTCATACGCCATTTTTTGAGAATCTGGACGAACGCCCTCAGTTAATGGTGTTGTTGCCGGTGCAAATGGTTTTGGACGACGGAATTTAATGGTTTGAGATTTGCTTAGTGGAACTGGTTTAGTTTGACCAAGTTTATTCAAAACAAGGGCAGGTTCCGCATGAGCAAGCATTTTTGCCTCTGCGTAAACTTTTGTGCGCGGAGAAATGTCTCCATCTGTATATTTAGTTGTAGCCATGATAAATTTTCCTCAAATGAACTAACTTAATTTAATAGCGCCGCTTATCAAATTCTGCGGCCAACTGATCGAATAATGCGCTCTCGTCAATTTCCGAACCGCCTTTCGGACTTGAGCGACCAGTAGGCAAAGACATTGCGGATAATTGCTGTGAGCGTTTATTTCGTTGCTCTGAAATTGCGTTTGTTGTTCGCTTGTATTCATTCAGCAAGTAAATTGCATCCTGTGGATCATCCGAACTAAACAAAGCCTTAATTCCACTAGGTTGATTTCCTACCCATCTATGAAACATAGGGTCGGACAAAATACTGTTTGCATCAGGAACGACTTGCGTAACTAAAGAGATTGAGTTATCAAGTTGCTGCTGCGCAAAGTCTTGCATGTTTGCATTAACCATTTGAGCAATCGGCATTGAAATATCATTAAGGCGTTGATTTTGTCCGGCGAGAATGCGGGATAATACATCAGCAACTTCAGGATAGTCCGCACGCAAATTATCTAACTCACCATCAAAGGTAGTTTGATTTTGCTCGAGCTGCTCTAACGCTGCCTTAGCCTGTTGATATTTCTTAGAGAGCGCACCAACACGACCACGTTGAGATTTGGCCATGTGTTCGTATCGCTCTTTTTCTGCTTTCATTAAACGAAAGTTTTCTTTCACTTCATCAGTGGCATTTGATAACCATTCAGGCAATACTTCTTCGTTATCTTCCGGCTGTTGCGGGATAGATTCTTGATTAGTATCTTCCAAACGTTGATCGGACGTTGGCTGTTTAGCATCTTCTGCGATTGATGGTTTAACATCAGCAGTTAGTCCACTTGATTCAATTTGATTAGCGGCCTCGTCAAAAGCGGCATCAATATTAAATTCTGTGGTGTCTTGATTTTCCATTTATTACCTCGTTAAGCGGCATGTAGCGGCTTGTGATAATTCTTTAAAAATAAAAAGCCCGCTATACAAGCGGGCTATCATTCGGATCTAATTCAGAAACTAGATTCTTTAACTCTTTAATTTGACCTCGTAGAATATTGTACTGTTGCGGCGTTAAACCATCACAACACAGATCGTCTTGATACTCTTCGATTCGTTTAGTCAAATAAGAAACAACTATTTTTCTATCTAATTCGCTAGACAATTTCAGTCTTTGCATAAAATCCTCAAAATAAAAAACCGAACTGTATTTCTACAATTCGGCTATTTTGTTAAATTCTAGTGCAAAACTTTTTAATTGTCAATGGATTAGTGAGTATTTAATCCCTCCATTTGTCGATATTTACGCAATAATTTAGCTTGTACCGCACTCATCTCTTTATTGTAACGTTTTATTCCGTTTTCATAGGCTATCGCACTAATATTTCCAGAACGTAACGCACGAGTGAGTTTTGCCTTTTCACTTCGTGCCGACTTAATAGCACTCTCTTCTTCCTCATGGAATTTAATCAATTTCATCTTGTCAGCATCTAACCAATCGCCAAGCTCATTACGCTCTTTGCGAGATTTGTATTCGTTATAAACGCCTTTTGCCTCATCGCTTGCCTCATAGTATCGGCTCTGAATAGCAAACTCATTTGTCGTACCGATAAATTGATTTAGGAACGGCGTGCGAGTTTTTCTTCCAAGTTGTTCACGATTAGGATTTTCCACAAATACAGTATTCAACTCTTTAAGGCTACCAATCATTGAACCGTACCCGTCAAACAAGTTTTTAATTTGCTCTGGGTGCATATCAATTCCCAATGAATCATTTAAATCAATCGCCACATCTTTCCAGAATTGAGCGGTTGTCGCCTTAGATTGCTCGGCTTTTAATTTATCATCACGCACATAATTGGTTGTGATTTTATTACCAAAAGCGGAACGATTTAGTACGTTCTGCATAATAGGCTGCAAGATTGTCGGTGTTGTTGTAAGTGCGATTTTTTCCAATGGATATTTCGCTGCTGAAATTTCAGACGGGGAAACCGGCGAAAATGTTTTCATCGAATGGACTAGCATATTTGTTCCAGCCTCTGTCAATGAAATATCACTAACCGCACCTTTAACAAGATTTGTCGAGAAATTCCACGCCATCTGCGCCAT